AGAAAACAACCGCAAAGAAAAGGAAAAAGTAATGGCTAAAGGCGTAAAGCATTATTTTAGAGATGGAACTTTGCACAAGGGTGGCACACATAAAATGCCGAATGGTCAATTACATTCTGGAAAGTCACACGGCAAAACATCCAAGCGTTTGTTTCATTTTAAAGACTTGTCTAAAACTGCACAGGCAAAAGCAAAGAAAAACAGATGAACAAAGATAAACTACGCGAAGAGATCGCGGAAGATGAAGGGTGCAAATACGAGATCTATTTGGATCATTTAGCTCTACCAACGTGTGGTGTGGGTCATTTAATCACTGAAAGTGATGAAGAGTATGGTAAGCCTGTTGGCACAGTTGTAGAACAAGAGCGAGTAAGAAATTTATTTGCGTTAGACATAGCTGTGACGATTGACGAATGCAAAGTATTGTATTCTGACTTTGACGATTTGCCGGAAGAAGCACAGCATATCATCTGCAATATGATGTTCAACATGGGTCGGCCTCGACTGTCCAAGTTCAAGGGCATGAAAGCTGGCGTTGATGCCAGGGATTGGAACAAAGCGGCAGATGAGATGGTGGATTCGCGGTGGTATACGCAAGTACCCAACCGGGCTAGGCGTTTGGTAGATCGTATGAGGGCATTGGCAGATGGTAGCTAAACGATTTCAGAATCCCAAGGGTGGACTGAACAAGGCTGGCAGGGCTTTCTTCAAGCGCACCACAGGATCGAATCTAAAAGCACCTGTCAAGAAGGGCGACAACCCCAGACGCGCTAGTTTCTTGGCTCGTATGGGTAACATGAGGGGGCCAGAGTACAAAAATGGCAAGCCGACAAGGTTGTTACTATCACTCCGGGCATGGGGTGCAAGCAGCAAGGCTGATGCAAAGAAGAAGGCAGCAGCAATATCCAAGCGTAACAAGGCAAAGAAAGGAAAGAAGTGATGCCGGGGATGAAGAAAAAGGGTATGAAGAAGAACGGCAACGGTATGCTGACAGCAAAGCAGAAGACTCTGCCGCAAGCACTGCAAAAGAAAATCATAGCATCTAAGAAAAGGAAGAAATAATGTACGGCAAAAAATCAGGTGGCGGCATGAAGTCTGCCAAAATGAAGAAGCAAGCGGCAACAGCTATCAGCATGAAAAAGGCTGGCAAGAAGCCTAAGAAGAAACGCTAGTTCATTTGCGCTTATAAGCAGTAGTGTGAATAAAAGGGGTTTCCCTTTTAGGAATAATATTGCCAGAGTGAAACTCTGTGCATAAAAAATAATCTTTTGTCAAATTACATTGCCAATATAAACCTGTTCTGTATTTACTTTGCCGCCCATCAAACATTTCGCTATATTCTTTGGCTGTTATTCTTCTTTTTAATTTCATGCCGTTAATGTTAATCATATAACTAACTCTCCACCGCTTGCAATGTATTGAGCAAGGCACTCTATGACATGTGCCTCTGTTGTGTACGCACTGGCATCAGTCAGTGACACAACGTGCTTGGGTTTTAGTGGCTCAAAGCCATGATGCTCTAGGATTCTGAACAATCCCCAGCCTGACAAGATCAGCGCGGCATAGTAGTCAGGCGCTACCAGCCTCGCTTCTTTGATGTCTATATGCTTTTTTAGTGAAACAACTTTCGTTTCCATAACAAAGTAACTCCCCCAAGCCATTGATGACCCAGTATCCTGTCACCAACGGCATAGATTTCTGACAAGCCTCACAGACTACATAGTCGATTGCTGGCTGTTTAAACGCCCTCTGAGTGGCTTTGTCACGTTTCCGCTTCTTTACCACCTCTTTTTTACTTTGGTCTGTTGTGGGGCTTCCTGCCGCCCTTCTGGGTAATGTTGTGTTTCGATGGCCTCTGCAATCGGCTTGAACCCACCTTGTGAAATACCATCAGCAATGTTGTCTGCTGACTCTACCTCAAACACCTCATTGATTGCGATGCCGATAGATCCATCAGCCTCTGTCCAACCTGACACTTCATACTTCTTATCTGGTGATAGTGATATAGGCCCAATCTGTTTCATAATGGGGTCAAAGCACTGCATATTTGCATTGCCATAGTCCGGCGCACGATCTGATTTCTTGTCTCGGTTGGGAAACAACTTAAAACCAAACACTTTCTTTCTCTGTTTCACAGGCATCAATCTAACTCCACTTTCAATCTACGCGCAGCTTGCGCTATACAGTCTTCTATTTTCTGATACGCATCTGGCTCATTCTCTTGTGCGTTTCTCATTTGGTCAGCAAAATAATCAGTTGATATGTAGTGTTCAAATTCGTTTGGCGTTTTTGTGTTTGCTGGACTCAATCTTGAAGCCACCTCACGCATAAAGTCTCTTGCGTCTTGGGCGGCTTTGTTAAATCCATTGTTATTGGTGTTGATTTCTTCCTTTAACTCAGCATTTTCTGTAGTTAGATGTTGCAAAAGTTCGTTTGTTTTGCGCGGCACAGCCTCTAATTCATTGGCTGATGCGTATTCTCCACCGCTGATTCCTATGGAACTCAAGGCTCTTCCAATCGCGCTTGTCTCACAATTCTCTAATGCTGATGTGGCATTTACATGGCCTTGGCCTCTGATTTCCTCTGCCATGCCAGAGCCAATCTGCACACCGTCAGCATTTGTAACGATAGCTTTGATAACAACACGATGACCGTCATCAACAAGCACGTTGGTATCTATGCCGTACTCTAGGCCATGAAAGCGTCTGAAAGCTTCCATGCGGTGTACGACTTGGGTGTACTTCTTGCCACCTCTCTGAGTTACACCATGAGACTTGTTCAACTCATTGACGAAATCCATAGTGCTTGAAAAGCTATTCTCCCCCATGTCTTTGCTCCATTAAATCCGCAATCAGTTTCATAGCCGTGGTAAAGGCAACCATTTGTTCTAGCACCTTTTCCTCTAGTGCATCAATTTTCATCTGCATCATATCCATGCGCTGTTGTGTTTCTTCATCCATTTTCTTTTGCCTTCTGTTTAGCTAGCATTGCTACGTTAGCTGTATATTGATCTATAAACATTTCAGTGACTCTGTCGGTTTTGATGTAGGGAAGTGCAGAATCTTCTGTTGGGAAATCATCGTACCCAAAGTGAATACCTTGATCATCTGCAATAGCCTTGAGCCTTGCCATCAGCAAGCAGGTTCTTGACCAGCCAAGCAACTCATCAATGTCTATATCATCTTGAAAAGACTGTGTGTTGTCCCAGAAATGACGCTTACTCCAATCTGTCAACAAGCCAAACTCTTGCTTGGTAAGCTTCAAAGTTATCATTTGATTTGCGTTTGATTTGTTTTTTACGCCTTTTGGTCTACCCATTTTCTTCTCCCAATGTTTCTTTTGTTTGTCGTGCAGCAATAAGTTTTTTCAAATTATGCCTAGCTTTTCGGACACGCTGTTCTGCTTCAAAAACGTCATCTATGATGTCTTGAAAATCTCCTTCGTTATTGAGAATGGCATTGTGTAAGTGTCCTTCAAAAGACCGAAATTTGTTTTCAATATTTTCTAAATCCCACTCAGCATATTTAGATTCGTCAGGACGGTTCATTTCCTTATCCCTTAATTCTACAAACAGCTTTAGCTGCTCTGATGTTGTCAAATGTTTGATGCCGTAATCTATTGGCTGCAAACCACCCCAGATCCTGTCAAGCACAGTTGTCTGTCCAGCTTCCAATCTTTGTTTTTTTCGTTGAGTTACTTCTTTATCTAGGAACATCTGGCGTTTGGGTTTGTTTTTTGAACCTTTCGGTCTACCCATTGTCTTCCCCCTGATAATATTCTGTTGCCCACATGACCAACTGACCACGGCCTGACTTGCCCTTGCGCTTGCGGTGGTCAACCTTCACAAGCCCTTTCTCTTTTAGTTGTTTGTATCTAGCAGTGACTGTGCTGTAGCCGTGATGCGGTAGCCTTGATAGCACCTCATCAGAAATACATCCTGTGACGCCAAACTCCTGTATGGCTTCAAGCACTATCTGTTCCATGCG